AACGTTTATTTTTTGGCGAAACTTGTTTCGCTGAAAAATTAACGGAACGCAAGCGAAGCGCGCAGCAAATAAGCACTAATCAACCCTTGATATATTAGTGCTTATTGACACTAAAGTCAAAAAGCGACGAAAAAAGCAAAAAGGCGAAGGAAGTATGACGACAACGCAAAGCTAGCAAAGGAGCAAAAAGACTTAGTAAAAACACTTAAAAACAAAATTATGCCATTAGAATTACCATTAGCAACATTATTATCAGGAATAGTAGGATCAGGAGCAAACACAATATCAACTCTATCTACAAACAGAGCACAACGTCGTTGGAATGAGGCAATGTACAATAGGCAAAGGGAAGACGCATTAGCAGACTGGGCAAGATCAAACCAATATAATAGTCCACTAGCACAAATGCAAAGATTTAAAGAGGCTGGATTAAACCCTCATTTAATATATGGAGGAGGACCTAACAATGTATCAGCTCCAATAAGAGGAACAGACGCGAAAGCCTGGAACCCACAAGCACCGGCATTTAATTTCGGACAAATTGCAGACCAATACTTAGGAGCACAAGCGACAACACAAGCAATAGAAAACACAAAATTACAGGCAGAATTAATAAGGCAACAAACAGAAAAAGCAAAAGCTGACACTTTAAATACATTAAAGTCAGCAGATATTAAAACAGAACAATTACCATATGTAGCCGACCAGATATTAGCAAATATTAGAAAATCAGAGGCACAGACAACATTTACGTTGGATAACAACGAAAGACAAGCAATTCAACAAAGTCAGTCTTTGAAAGAATCAGCAGAACGCATATTAAATATGCGTATGGAAAGAACAAAAGGACAAGCACAAACTGGACTAATAAACCAACAAAATAACAATTTAAAACAAGCATATAAATTGTTAATAACAGACGGAAAAATTAAAGAATTGGAATTAGCAATGAGAGAAATGGGATTAAACCCAAACACTGCAACATTTCAAGAACGTATTATAGCACGAGCAATACATGATCCAGTAAAAGGAGTCCAAGATTTAGAAAACTTTATCAAATTAGGTAAACAAGCAGCAAAAATGGGCGGTAAAGCCATGGTTGAATTAATAAAGGAAATGTTTACAGGAGGATTTTAATAGTAAAAACAAACCCCTACCCGATAGGGTAGGGGATATCCACATATATGTGGAAAAAAAATTATATAAAAAGTAGAATTATATCATGTATTTAACTGATATTGAATATAATATAAATTATAGGAAAAATTACTAAAAATTACTAAGAAACACTAAACAAACAATAATTATAAACCCTTAAAAACAAACACAATGCGCAGACGACTCTATTCGAGCAGAAACCGCAAAAGACGCGGAAAAACTAAAAGGCTTCGCAAATACTACGTATCACGTGGAGGTATTAGATTATAAACCTATATAAACAAAATCAACCAAAATGCCAAACAAAAACCTATTCAACTCGGTTGAAGTAAGCAAACCGAAGAAAAATGTGTTCGATTTAACACATGACGTGAAAATGTCATCTAAAATGGGACAACTAACACCTACTTGTGTTATAGAGTGTGTACCCGGAGACATGTTCAACATTGGATGCGATAGTTTAATCAGATTCGCACCGTTACTCGCCCCAGTTATGCACCGCATGGATGTAAGTATGCACTACTTCTTTGTACCTAACAGGATCACATGGGAAAATTGGGAAAAATTTATAGTAGACGCAAACACCACCCATACTTTACCTTATTTAGAGTATTTACCTAGTGCAACGGCAGCAGAAAAAAAGTTTCTAGATTATTTGGGAGTACCCCCAAACAATAGTAGCCCAGCAGTGACGCAAAATATTAACGCATTACCACTTGCAGCCTATCAAGCAATTTATAACGAGTATTATAGAGACCAAAATTTAGTACCCGAAGTAGATTATCAATTAACAGACGGAAATAATATAGCCACCGCAGCAGATTTATTACAAATGCGTCTTAGAGCATGGGAACATGATTATTTTACAAGTGCTTTACCATTTGCACAAAAAGGCGCAGCAGTAGATATTCCCATTGGACAAGTAGAAAACGATGTTGTTGTAAGGGTAAGTAATAGAATTAATGCTTCTGGATGGAATACAAATCAGGGAACAACTGCAGCAGCTGCCGATTTAGGAAGTTCAACAATAGATCCAAATTATTTATTCGTAGACGGCGATGAATTCGACATTTCAGCCACAACAATTAACGACTTACGTAGAGCATTTAGATTACAGGAATGGTTAGAGAAAAACGCACGCGGTGGAACACGCTATATTGAGAATATCCTTATGCATTTCGGAGTAAAAAGTAGCGATAAAAGGTTACAACGTCCCGAATACATCACAGGAGTAAAAACACCTGTAGTAATATCAGAAGTACTTAATACAACTGGAAACGAAGGACAATTACCACAAGGCAACATGGCCGGACACGCAGTAGCAGTCACAACAGGTAAATATGGTACTTATTTCTGTGAAGAACATGGATACATTATCGGAATCATGTCCGTTATGCCAAAAACTGCTTATCAGCAAGGAATTCCAAAAACATACCTTAAAAACGACCCGCTTGATTTCTTCTGGCCTTCATTTGCACATATCGGAGAGCAACCCGTTACTCAAAACGAGCTTTACGCATACACAAACAACGCAGCAAATACGTTCGGATATGTACCCCGCTATGCAGAATATAAATTCTGTGCAAACCGAGTAGCTGGAGATTTCAGAACAACCTTAGATTATTGGCACTTAGGCCGGATATTCAATGTAGACCCTACCCTATCTCAATCATTTATTGAGTGCGCCCCAGAGGATGTAGACCGCATTTTTGCGGTATTAGATGAACCAGAGGGAACAGACAATTTGTATTGTCAAGTATTGCACAAGATTAGAGCGGTTAGACCCATGCCTAAGTTCGGAACGCCAATGTTCTAATATATGAGTACTAGATGCCAAACACCATTCCATAAAAAAATGGAATTAGTAAAAGGTGTAGAAACCGGTTATATGCCCTTTCCATGTGGGAAATGCCCCGCATGTGTAAGACGCAGAGTATCAGGATGGGCATTTAGATTAAACAAACAAAGTGAGCAGAGCAATTCTGCTCACTTCGTTACTCTTACTTACAATGATGAACACATTAAGAAAACTAAAAACGGCTTTGAAACACTTGTTAAAAAGGATGTACAAGATTTTTTCAAAAGGCTTAGAAAACTAACAAAGCAAAAAATTAGTTATTACGCAGTAGGAGAATACGGAGATACAGGAGAAAGACCACATTATCATATAATCTTATTCAACGCAAATCCTAAAATAGTAGAAAATGCTTGGAAGCTCAATGATATTACTCTTGGTAACGTGCATTTTGGTGATGTTGGTGATGCCAGTGTTGGCTATACTCTTAAGTATATTAGCAAAGACAAGAAAATACCCCAATTTAATGGGGATGACAGACAAAAAGAGTTCGCGCTCATGTCTAAGGGACTGGGTGCGGGATATCTCACCCACAACATGGTCAAGTGGCACACAACAGGAAACATAGAAAATAAAGTCTATTTACCATTAAAAGACGGCAAAAAAGCAGCTATGCCCAGGTATTACAAAGACAAGTTATATGACAAAGGTCAAAAATTCAGAATAGGTGTATTTATGCGTGCAGAATCGCAAAAACAGGTAGATGAATTACAGGACAAGTATGGCGATTTGTACTATTATAAACAAGCAGAAGAAACCGCAAACGATTTTAGAAGAATGGCCAAAAAATCAAAAGAAAGACAAAAACCATTTAAAAAACAAGCATTAAAACAAAAATTATGAGCCAAAAAGCAACAAGTACCTTAAAGAAAAAGTACAAAGGACAAGAAAATTTCGGGGAAAGTAAAACCGTACCCGACCAGTCAATGACTCTTCGCGAATTACTTATTCGCTATGCAAAAGGTTTACCCCTGGAAGGACAAAAAACCCCTATCTGGGAAGGAGAAGAAGGATTTGATGTAGATCCACAAAAATTAGATTTAGCAGAAATTGAAGAATTACGCGAAAAAGCAGAACAAGAATTAAAAGAAATTAACAATCGCGTTAAGCAAGAAGTGGAAAAGAAAAGAGCAAAGAAACGAACCACAATTACAGATATTCAAGATGAAAACCAAACAGAAAACTAAACAACGTTTATTTTTTGGCGAAACTTGTTTCGCTGAAAAATTAACGGAACGCAAGCGAAGCGCGCAGCAAATAAGCACTAATCAACCCTTGATATATTAGTGCTTATTGACACTAAAGACACAAAAAGCAAAAAAAGA